CATCGATGATGCCCTCAAATGATCTGAATCCAGAGCCATCAAGAGCATTCTTCATTGCTGACATAAAGCGTGTAGCTCGACGCAGCAGGTTAGCAGGCTTGCCTGACACCAAGCTTGGGTTTGCCCGCTGATCCCGCACCATCTCAGCGACAGCTTCTTCCATCTGCTGAACTGGATTAAGCTGAGGATACCCTTTAGCAGCCCACTCGGTATATGTTTGGTTGCCTTTCTTCAGCACCCCGGCCCTGCCACTAAGGATCTTCCATTCGCTCTTTGTGAACAGATCCATCGTCCGCATGGCATGAATCATCTCGTGATTCAGGACATCAGCTAGCCGAGCTTCTATCTGCTGATCCGTAAGCGCGGGATCATTAGCCACTGCATCAATAGACAAGAAGATCTGATTCATTTCAGGGAGGTAGTACCCTTCTGTAACCTGATCCTCTTGAGCATCAGGATCTACAACGTCATCCCTGACGAACCGCTGCGAACCCATAGTCCCGCCTACAACAAGCTCTGGATCTACCTGTTCGCCTTTTCTTCTTTTCCTGATGCCATATACTAGGTTGCCGCCTGCGTCCCTTAGAACGTTCCTGAGGGCGTGTGAGACGTTTACTGGCACGTCCCCTACGTTCATGCCCTGCATCTGCTTGGCTAACGCAGACTCGAACTGCTGAATCTCTATGTCTTGACGCTGATCTATGGATGGGCCTTCCAGCAACAGAGGCTCTTGCTCTGTCTTGGTAATGCCCTGCGCCTTTGCGTCTTCGAGCAGGCTATCGAGTGCAGTAGGAGACACATCTCCGTCAATCTGAAAGTCACCGATAGCTTCGGCTAACTGCGCTGGCCCCATGTCTGGGTTTTCTTTGAGTGCCGCTACCGCCCTTCTAAATTGATCACCCGTGTATGGCTTGAGCTTGAATACTGGCAGCACAGTAGGGCTGTCAAAACGCGGGAGAGAGCGCATTTTCTGCGCGAACATTTTGAACTCGCCATCTGACATCTCACTTAGAGGTGTTCCGGGCGCAACCCCAGCAAACCTCTCCGCCAAGTACTGTAGCTCTGGCGAATCGATAGGAGAGATTATGTTCTTTGCATCTAGAATGTTCTGCAAGAACTGCCGTGCAGGGAACTTGTCTCGGTATACAGACTCATCAACTCGACCAATGCCTGTGTTTGCATTTAGCTGATTGGCAAAAGCTTGAGCCTCTCCAGCATCACGCCCGAACCTCCTGATTCTAGGCATGTTTTTCTTGTCAGCGCCTGTCTCAAGATACTCTTGCTTTTCTTTGTAGTTCAGCTTCCTGCCACGGATTACTTCGCCAGCACTACTGACAACAACAAAGTCTGGCACCGTAGCGTTCTTCTTTCTTCGATCCTCAACCCGATAGCTTTCGGTCTCGACCAGACCGTTCAGCCTTGTATCAACGATGTTAGGGAACTTGTCGCCAAGCTCTTCTTTGACTTCCTCTAATGTGAAGTTGTTTGATAGCGGTAAACCCTGCTCCATGCGCCTGCGATTGATCCGCTGCGATGCAGTCATCCTAGCTTCTGGGCGCACACCATTTGCAACGTCACGGATGATGGAGGCTGTGTCTTCGCCCTCGTAAAACCCACGGTCAACAGTAGTTTCTGCGGCAGCGTCTACAGATGGCCCGATGAACGTCATCTGATCAGGGTCATTAGCAGCAATGTTGTATCGCCTTAGCGTCTTCTTCTGCTGCTCGTCGTAAACGTTTGGAGATGACTCGACTAAAGCTTCGCCAGCATCGTATACGTTGCTCAACTCTACCTGTCGATTGAGAGCGCCAGCTAGTGCAGCAGCATCGCTACGACTCTCAACTGGCTGGCTGTATGCATAGCCCTCTGCGTCAACAACAGAGAAGCTGTCGCCATTATCTTGTATGGAGAAGGTGTTTCTTTTTGACGGGAACGCTCGTCCCATCTGGCGTGATATCTCAAGAGCCGTCTCATCAACAGTGCCTCTTGGCTTTATAGTCGATGCCCTGTCTCGTGCGGCGGCAGATACGTCAGCCTCTATATCAACGTCTCGTCGGCCTTCTAACTGCTGCTGCGCTTCCATATCAGCAGCGATCTCATTTATCAGGGCGGCACCACGCTCCATGTCAAGATCTGCGGAAAGATCAGCGTCTTGCTGCGCTATCAAGTCTTCTCGTTCTTTAATCTTCGCCTGCTCTTTTTCCAGAGCAGAGTCATAGTTGGCCTTGTTTCTGCGACCAGCAATGGCGTTAACAACTAGGTCTGCACCGGCACCAACAGCGCCACCAACAGTGAACTCATCGTATAGTGTTGGCCCAAGTAACTCGGCGTCCTCGTTGTATACGCCTTTCTCAATGGCATTCTGCGCGATACTAGCCAAGACTTCTTGAGTAGCCTCGACGCCGCCGGTTCTCAGGGCAGAGTTTAAGACCTCTCTGTATCCCTTAGGCAGCTTGATGTTTCCCTTAGCGTCAATCCTCTTGAGCAGTCTTGTTGGAGCAGCTAGTTCACTGAGTCCGACAATGCCGCTAAGAATAGCAGCGGTGTCTTCTTGATCTTCTGAGACATCAATGCCTCTTGCTCTTGCAGCTTCTACCTGCTGCATCTGTGTGCCCGTGCCAGAGCCAACAGCTAAAGTTCCCGTAGCACCAGCCCCAAGAATCTTTGCGCCCTTGCCTGCCAAGCCTGCCAAACGTAACGCTGCTGCCGGGGTAAAGAACGTGGCAAACGAACCGATACCTTCACCGAACTTGGTGATCCATGTGTCTCGGTAGGCTTCATCAGCCCCAAGGTATTCGTCTATTGCCTGTCTGCCTTCGCGTGAGGCCGCTACAAGGGCGTTCTCATCGCCATCGTCTATGACATCCTCGAATCCAGCGAGGTTTGTGGCGGCGTCAGATAGCTCTCCAACACCCTCTCCAGCAGAGACAAAGGTGTTACCGAACCCACGAGCAATAGCTTTACCGAACTCAAAGGTCTGACCACCAACCGTGCGCTCGTCTGCGAACTGGTCTTCCTCTTGAGCGGCTGCCTGATTAAGCGCCTCGTCAGGAAACTCCTGAGCAAAGATACGGTCTAGATCCGCATCTGTAGGCGGCGTATCACCAGTAAGCTTTAGCTTACGCCCTTTAGGATCGGTAACCAGATATGTAGGCATCTAGTCTAATTTCTCTACTTGATACTTGGAATCGCCGTCCTTAGCGGGGGGCTTACCAATCTGGCTAAACTTTGGGCCTGTGTATATTACGCCCATCATTGATGTTGCTTGTTGTATCAAGAATTCCGCTATGTCTGTCTTCTGATCTCGGGTCATTCCGTCTGAGATCAAATCATCCATAGCAGACGTGACGTATTGCAGAACCGCTCTTTCGTTGAGAGCTTCCCTATCAAGCCTGTCACCTTCTTCCTTCTCAACCTTGAGCAAGAACTCTTGGAGATTGACTTGCATTCCAAGAACAGTCTTTTCTGCTGCGGCTTGACTGACATTGAAATCCTTCAGCCCAGCAATCCTAACCTTCTGAGCTTCGACTTCACGCTTTTGCCTGTCTATCTCAGAAGCAAACGCCGCGTCCATTTCTGATTTCTTCAGGCCAAGTCTAGCTGCACGATCCTTAGCCTCAACTGCACGTCTCTGTGCGTTGGATGCCGCAACAACCTTGCCTGCCTCAGACAGCCCCTCACCCAACTTGCCACGAGCGATGCCTGCGCCTAGAGCAATTAGCGACTGAGCACCTCGCTCACTCTTGATATCTTCTAGCTGCTTCTGAGTCTCTGCTTCGTACTCATCTACCAAGGCTTTGTATGACAGCGTTGGACGCTTCTGATTTTCTATCAGATCAGCCAAGCCCAATGCCTCGCCGTACACATCTGCCGCATTGAACATGTCACTAGTAGTAGCTCTCATGGCGTCTTCAACTATCTTTTCATAGTTCGACTTTAAGCCTGTGGCTCCTGTGCCTTGAACACTGGTGCCTCCAGTGCCATCTCCGCCTGTGTCCTTCGTCTCTGTGTAGTCAGTCAGGTTTATGCCGTACTGTTCCATGAACGTCTTCGGTTCATTACCAGCGGCATTCGGAGCCAAGATTGCACTGAGAGCGTCAGGAGTAAAATCCTTAGTTTTAGCTCTGCCAGCGTCAGTTTTTTGAGCGGCAGAAGATACGGGGCCGATGTTTGCCGAAGCGGATACAGCTTCGATTTGCCTGATTAACTCTTCTTGTTCCTGTCTACGCCTATCAGGTTCCGATTGCTTACGCATTATCTCGTCGTACTCATTCTGCATTAGCTGATCTGTACGCGCCGCCAGCTTGGGATCTGTACCCTGAGGAGTCACTGTCTCGCCGGTCATCTTGGAAAGCTCAGACGCATACATACGGTCAACGTCCGTAACTGGGAACGTCTTGATGTCAGGGTATCGGCTCGGATCTTGATCCACTATGTTCCTGAATCCACCAACGTTCTTGTCATACATCTCTTGCGTGTATGCGGTTTGTGGTGCGCTGAATGTGCCCACTGCTTCACTAGGCTGTCTGTTACGCCTTTCCCTAGAGCCAGCAGACAACTCATCTAGGAACGCCTGAGACGGTTTATCAACCATCCGCTGCCTCATTGCCGGGCTTGTATTTGGATAAAATCGTCTGTCAGTGTCGAACTCTTCGGGGTCTCGTGGCGTAGGCTTGAAGTCCCCCATAGCGTCAACAACAGGAGCTTGACTTCCAAATACCTGATCTAGCGCCGCATATGCAGCGTTGCCCGGACGCACGATGTCTGTCAAGGGAGTGTTCTCCACGACGCTGCCAACTCCCTGCTTATTAGGAGGCATAACCGTAGAATTTGGCTGGTCAGTGACGCTATGCACCGAAGTCTCGTCAGCGTTGTTGTAGTAGTAGCCGCGCAGTCTTTCCATCACGTCTTCCCTAGTGACCCCTTGATCCGCTAGCTGTTGCAAGAATTTTATTCTTGGGTCATCAGCAGAGAAAGGGACGCTTCGACCAGCAGCCATCGGCACAGGAGCGCCCATAGCAGCCTGCATCTGGGGATCTGGGGGCGCAATAGCAGCTATGCCCTGCTGAACAACCTGATCCTTGACCGTGCCTTGAGGAGCCTGTTGTTGCTGATCAGCGAAACGTTTACGCATATCCGTGCGTCTTTGTATCTCTGAGATCACAAGGAACTGAGGCACCTGACCAGTAGGAGCTTCAGCTTCCTGCTGTAGCCTCTGATCTGGCAGCCCCTTAATCATGTCTTCAACATCTAGTATGTTCATAACTACTTACTAACCCCGGTTGGCGTTATATAAACCGACACCGCCAATGCCTGCACCAAGCAATCGCTCAGTCTCGCTAGGGCCGCCAAAGCTTGTCGTTGTCGTTCCCGGCGTGACTGGTAACCCTTGAAGCATCGCGTTATAGAACGCTAGCTGTTCTCTTGGGAATGCCTGCTGACGCAAGAAGTCCTCATACCCCATATCCATGCCGCGCTGTGACATCATGCGCTCAATCTCACCGGCAGCTTGCAGGTTCCTGAGACGCTCGATCTCCATACGCTGTGCATCTACGCCTAGCTGACCAAGCAAACGGGCGGAATCTAGCTGCTGACCACGATCAGCCCTATCGCTAGCAATGGCAGACAGACCAAGCCTTGCTCGCTGTTCTTCGAGTGCAGCGTTTTCCCGACGAGCAGCCATACGAGCTTGATTCTCAGCCTGATTGACTCGTTCTTGCATCTCTTGTGCCGTCAATCCAAGTTTTGCAGCCTGCTGTCTAGCTGCTTCACCAGCTTGGAACACAGCACGTTCTTCTTTCTGTTGAGCAAGTCTTAGCTGCTCATTAGTGCCGAACTGCTGTTGCTTGAACTTTTCCTCTGCCTGCCTTGCGGCTTCCTCTTGCTGCTGCGCTGTAAGACCAAGCTTTGCTGCTTCCTGCTTGGCCTGCTCACCTGCTTGGAATGCTGACTGTTCAAGCTTTTCCATCAGTGCTCTGCCGGATTCTGTTTGGGCAAACGCATCTTGCCTAAACTTCTCTTCCGCTTGTCTTGCCGCTTCCTCCGCTTGATCTGCACTGAGGCCAAGCTTTGCCGCTTCCTGTAACGCTTGCTGACGCTGGGCTGCCGCCTCTAAACCGAACTTGCCTTCGGATAGTCGCGCCCCTCTATCAGCTTCAAACGCCGCTTGAGCTTGCTTGAAGGCAGCCTGATCGCCAGTAGCCTGAATATCTGCAAGCTGCTTTCTCGTATCAGCGCCAAGCTCTGCCGACAAGATGGCTTCTCTATAGCCACCCAGACCACCTGATGCGGCAGCCTGCTGCTCTATCTTGGACTGGGCTATGTCAGATTGCTTTTGCGCTTCTTGCTTTTGAATATCCGTGACCAACTGCTGGTACGGGTTCATGTATTTTTCTAGTGTGGCTGGGTCTGCAATGGTGCCTGCTTGGAATCCCGGCCCTTGATCTATCCCGCCACCAGTATAGCGAGGATCAAATTCACCAGCCGAGTAGCCAGAAGTTAGGTCACGCGCTTGATAACCCTGATCCCGACTTCCTGCCTCATACCCCGGATCAAAGCTACCAGCCTGATAGTCCACGCCTCGCTGGTCTGCCTGATATAGATTCCTGATGTTACCGGCCTGATAACCAGAGTCGATATCACCGGCACGGTACTCAGAGTACTGCGAGGGCGGCCTGTACCCCCGCATCACATCAGCGCCTGACATGAATGGGTCTGCCGTTCCTACCCGTGCTGCAATGTTGGAGGCATCAGTAAACTGCTGCGGCCCTCCTCTTGTCGCCATGTCCTCGAAACCTTGCATTCCCGCAAGCTCTCTGTCGGTAAACTCAGCGATTCTTTGACCGGGGTACGCTTCATATGGACGAGTCGATTCAAAGACCGTGCGTCCCATAAGCTCTTCAAAATAAGGACGGGCGTATTCTGGTATGTTTGTTTGTGTAACCTTGCTTTCTTGAACGCCGCTGCTGCCTTTACTCTTTCCCATCTTCTAGGCTCCTTTCATATACAACATACGATCTGGAAAACTCGTCTTGCTCAAGCCATTTCCAGAATCCCATACGCGCAGTGGCCTCTATGCCAGTGCAGTTTTCATCTCGACCAAATTCTTTGAAACGATCCAGCATGTCCCATACCCAACCGTTGAAATTGTCGCCCCCAAGGAACTGTATCGCTAGCATTTTTTTCTCTGGGTACTGATAAATCTCAGTGGTTCCGACACCTTCGATGCGCTTGTCTTCATCAAATGCGACCCACAACTGCTGACCGCCATTGAGTATCGCGGCATAAAGGAACTCTAGGTTCCAACGCCCATGAGATCTATCAACGGCCCTAGCTAGTTGCGGCTTCACTTCCGCCCAAAGAGTGTTTAGATAATTAGGCGGGATCATCGTGATCGTGTGAGTCACTTCTCTAGGCTCATCTTTACGCCTTACCTTAGGCTCTCTAGAGATGTCCTTGAACTGTGATGCGTCGAAGTCTAAAAGGTTGCTCATGCTGGCAAGATCCCCCCTGCGCTAGCTTGAATAGGTGCTGGCTGCCTAGTGGTGCCAGTCCTTTCCATACGAACTCTATCCATCATACCCTCAAGCTCCTTTGCTCCAGCAGAGCTGTCGCCGTCACCCAGTCCAGAGACCACGTCGCCGGGAACAATGAACTCGCCGGGAGATACAGCAACAGGCTGCTGATCACCAATCATGCCGGGAATCATGTCATCCATGCCGCCGCCTTGACCTTGAATCATCCCCTCTTTCTGAGATCCGGGCACGATTCCTTCAAGCACTTGAGACCTTAATGCTTGAAAGGCTTCTATGCCAAACTCATCAATGAACCGCTTGATGACAACGTCTGTTTCTTCTTCTGACAATCGGCCCATCAGAGCCATTGCAGTCTGATCGACAAGCATCTTCTCCATGCCAGCGTTGGTTTCACCGCCACCCTGCATGCCGTATGCCTCGCCATATCGCATACCAGCTATGTCATCTTGAGTTGTTTCATCGACGGGATTTCGATCAAGATAGTCTTGAGCAGCCTTACGCTTTCGCGTAGACACTGACTGCCTGTTTATTATCTCCAATGCTTCAGCGCGTTTCGCTGGATCTGCTGCCGCCATGAATGGATTGTCTGACTGACTTGATGCCATGACCGCAGCGGTATCAGCGGTGCCAGTGGTATCCGTGCTTCCCGTGTCTGTCCCTGTTTCTGCTTTAGCAGGGTTGCGGAAGTACATGATTTCTGGATCTATTCCGGGACGATATCCCTCAAGATCTGCCGGGGTAATAACTTCACTTCCCCTGAGGTTCTGTTGAGCCAGTCTAGGGCCAAGATTCCCCGGCCCTAAACCAAATCCTCCAGACAGATTCGATGCTGTCATAGGATTGAAGTCAGTATTTGATGGGCCACCACCCATCATCCTCTTCACTGGAGGCGCTTCGCCTGCCAGACCGTAAACGCCTGACACCGTATCCATGTAGTTCTGTGGATTGATGCTGGTAATGCCGCCCTCTGCCAGACCGCCCACACCACCAGATGTACTACCGTACCTGCTTGCCTCTAGGCCAGCCCTATTGCGCCGATAGTCTTCCTCTCGCTCTTCCGCAGACAGCCCGAACATGCGTTCCATTTCGTCAAGACGCTCTATCTCTGCGCGTTGACCTTCGCCTACTGCGATTGGGATAGCGGCACTAGGCGACAATAAGCCCTTACCAAAGGCAGTTATTCCCTCCATACTGCCCAGCGCACCAACACCAGACGGGCCAGCTATTCCTTCACGAGTTGTATCAAGGGCGGTTTGAAAACCTGACTGCGTTGCCTGTGCCGCATCTAAGCCTGCTTTAGCAGTGCCGACTGCTTCCTTAGCTTTAAGAGATTCCGCTAGTGTTGGATAATCCTTAACTGCCGCACCAGCTTCGACGGAAGCCTGTGTCGCTTCAGCTAAACCCTTGCTTGCATCCGCTACACCCTGAGTTGACTCAGCCAAAGCATCCTTTGTGCCTTGTAATGTTGCACCACCCACTGCATCTGTTGCTGCCCCAATCGCTTTATCTACACCAAACGAGGTAGCGGCAGAGGTGGCAGCCTTCCCTAGGTCAAAATCCGTACCAGTTAAACCGGCGCGTAAGCCCTCTGTTGTTATACCTTTTAACGCTAACATGCCCAGCTTTCCGCCCAGTCCGCCAGCGACACCGGCAAGCGTCGAGCCAATACCAGTAGCGCCCAGAAAGCCACCAATACCAGTGGCTAATGCGCTACCACCAATGCTGCTAGCAAGTGCAGCCAAGATAGGAAGGAACGCCTCAGGCTGTCCCGTTTCAGGGTTAATGGTTAGCTCCCCTGTGGGCGACAGTGATGCAAGACCTTCGACTTCAATCGGATTCATGTGAACCAGCATTGAATCTCCGTATCGTCCCTGTCGGGCCATCTCTTCAGCCATTGGCTGCATTGGGAAAGGGGCTTGTTGCATATTCATTAGGTGGTCTCCACGCCGAATAGGTTGAAGCTTATATCTCCAGAACTAGCGTAGACCTTCACGACATCCGTCTGAGACAGGCACATGCCAATCACGACAGTCCTCGTGGTGCTACCGGCTATTGCTTCGTTAAAAAAAATAAATTGTTTGTCATCCGCACTCTCGCCAGCTACGTGAATGCTGACCCTGAACGAGCCAACCAAGGCGTTCTGGTTACAGATAACGAGGGAACTTACTGTTGTCTGAGTAAGATTAGGCACCGTGTACAACGTTGTAGTGGTTGTTGCGCTAGGATTTACCTGTCCCAAAACCTTGATTACGTCTGTCACGAGGCACCCATTAGAAGAAACTGATGTCTACGCAACGCGAGTGAACTCTGCTTGTCACCCTGCGTCTTTGCGATATTGATGTCGTTCTCAACCCTGTTCAGGGCAAGCTCAAGAGTACGGCGGGTGTATGCCTCATTCTCTTGCCGGTACTCTAACTCTGGGATGGGTAGCGGCTGCTCAAGTATACTCATTAGCGTCTACCGTCCTGTCTCATATCAAACCTCAGATCACCAAGCCTCCACCCGTAACCCAAGCCGGTGCTTTCTACGCGAACCTTTGTATGCCTAGCTCTGGCTCGAACATGAGACTGTTTCGTTGTGTTACTGATCGTTGACGTAGTCAGAGTGCTTGCCTCTTCCAATGGGAAGTCGCTGCCCTTGAGGGTCAGATCTATCGACGCATCACTCTCTTGGCCTGTGAACGAGAAGTCAGGAATGATGCGCTTGATAAACATAAAGCTGTCACCGTCCCCAATCTCAAGATCACCAGACTCAACAAACGCAGTCATCGCTGATCCGTCATCGTCAAACCCCACCTCATGCTCGTACAGGATATTTGACTTAGCGGCGGTATCAATCGCGCTTGTAGCTAACGGTCTATTCTCAATAGATCGACCACCCCATGTGCCTCTAGCCAGTGTACCAACTGCCCAAAGGTTCTCTGCATAATTGTATGACACGTAGTTCGTTATGTCTGTATTGCCTTCTCCAACTGGATAGAACCAGATGACCTCAGAGTGTTCGTTGTTTTCAGCGGCAAACACTTTGAATCGTTGCGACACGTTTAGATTTTCAAACACATGCTCAAGCACAGAGCATGGCAGTGGTTGAACAGAGCCGTTGTAGACGTAGAAGCCGCCCTGATCCATGAAGAAAACAGAGCCTCTGGCATTTACAGCAGCCTTGGGCGATATCATGGATATATCAGTACTCACCGTGGAGAACTGGAATGTAAACGGTGCCCCGACAAATCTCATAGAGTGAAGACTTACATCCGTCCAAATCAGTATCTCTTGCCTAGCCTGCACCGCACCAATAATCTCAGATCCTGAGTTGATACGGACACCGCCAGCCGTGTTGGTCGCAGTAGGCGTCCAGTCTGCCGCATTTTGCTGGTCAGAAAATCGAACAAACAATGGATCAATTGCTGCACTGCCAATCGGGTTAGATCCAAAGGCAATGACGTGCTGATCAACGTCTGACACCATAACCTGCAAGGCGATGGTCGGAACGTCAGAAGCCCCAGCCAACGCGGTAGCATTAACCGCTCGGGTGCCTACACCAACCGACTCGTCCCAGTAATAGATCCCACCGCCACGAGCGTTGAATATAAGATCTTCGCCAAAGTTGTCTTGACTCCACAAACGCAACTGCCCAGCAGAAGAGATAGAGCTTGCACTGCCAAACGTGCCTGCGCCCCATGCATTAGAACCCCAGCCAGTGCCTACGATAAATGCATTTAGTCCAGAGTTGATCTGATATTTGGCAACGGTAGAACTGCCGCCATTCCCAGTATCGCTGGCGTTTGCGGAGACAGAATTGCCTGAGGTATCCACAGCCTCAATAGTAAACACATCAGTTGATGTCACCGACACCACCTGATATTCCTGATTAAGCACGGCAGCCGTAATGTTCCCGCCAAGGCTAGCTGCGCTTAAAAAAGTAACAAAGTCATTGACGGCAGCGCCGTGCCCCGCCTCCGTCACAGTGATAGTGGATGATCCGTTTGTCGCAGCAAACGTTGCATCACCGGCACCAGTAGTCAATCTAAGCGGAGTGACATCGTTGAACGTCGGGCCTTCATTCACATAGAACTTCAGGTTGGTGCCGACCCCAAGATATCTGGTGCCTTCGAGCGATGACCACGAGTGCAGAGACCTTGCGATCCCGTAGAATGTATCAGTCACAGCCTTTATCCAGCCGCCGATTTTTTCTACACGCCCCTTACGGAACCGTATCTTGTCGGAGTCAAACCACCCAGCGTCTGCCGTGTACTCAGTACCCTCTTTGTTTACGCCGGGGCTGAACTGAATCTTGGCGAGAGGCATTACGTAAAAAACCCCCCAAGACCTTGAAGTGTAGCTTGT